TGCGACATCTTTGACGTTGAGGTTGTACTCTTCCGACCTACCACCGAGCGGCATAAGGTATACAGGGCATTCCACGCCGTTGTCACGATACGCTTGAACAGCCCGAGTAACTTCATCGAAGTCATTATTACTAGCGACAACAAACTTGAAATAAATGTCGCTACCGTCAACAAGGCTATACGCATGAGCAACATCAGGCAATATAGCAGTTTCCCAAGGTTCTCCTGAAACGCTAAGTTTTGGGGAACAACTCCAAGTAACTTCAAATCTGTCTTGAGTATTGAGATAGTTGTAGAAATCGTCGTGTAATTTTTGTGTAGTATTTGTTTCAAATGTAACATTCTTTAAATCTTTCATACGTGGATGCTCGAACAATTCAATGTACAATCGTTGCCACGCCAACAACGGTTCACCGCCAGTCATAATTAAGTGTATGTCCTGGCCATTGTCCATAGTCCATTTGCCTTCTGGCGTTAAACTTAACAAGTGTTCCACTACTTCATCTACAGTTGCAAGACGGTTAAAGTCTTTAAACTCGGGATAAATGCTTGCATATGTATCACAACCTGTGTGAATAATAGGCAAGTCTTCAAACTTTTCTGTTGTTTCATGTACGCCAGAATCAAGTAACGCTTTTACTTCTGCATTGTATCGCTGACCATCAGCATGTTGTTGCCAACGGTCTCGCTTTTCATCTGTGCCAAAGTTCATACAACGAAAGTTACAACCAAAAGTACGTAGGAACACACTTGGTACTCCTACGTATTTACCTTCTCCTTGAACACTGTAAAAAGCTTCACTATATCTAAGTTTCATCTTCTTCCTTCTTTGTTACTTGCCATGCACCGCTTGGTAGTTCTTCCCAGAGTAATGTATCTCCTTCGTCCCAACCAACTTGATTAAGTGCTTCGGGCGGCAGTTCAATATATAGTTCTTTGTCTTCACCGTTTTCTTGTACAGTAACGACCCAATTATTATTATCTATTCTACGATATGGTTCACTCTTTGTCAAGGTTTTCTTTCCTCTCTTTTAATTCGTCATCATAGTATTCCCATATTTCATTCCATTCTGGAGTGTTTTCTTGGGGATGTGGATCTTCCCAACGCTTGTTAAACCATGCTACACTAGCATAGTAACCTTTGCCTCGGGTGTCAGCCCAATCGTACTCTTGCTCAAGTTCTACTTTGTTATACCACAAACGCTCAATCATTTCGCCATGATCTGTTTCCACAATACTGACAGTAATCAAGTCTTTATCAAACTCTTCATCTTCAGCTAGTTCGAGAGTCCAACCACCAAAGTCGCCTTTTTCTGAACTATAAAATACCAGTACAGGTACACTGTCATCTTCTTTGCCATCTGCTGGTTCTTCTTGTGTATAACATTCTCTACCATACAACTGGTGTGGTTCTATGTCAATGCGTCCTTCCCAAGGGTAGTCCGGCTCACCATGTTCTCCTGCAGTCATTGGAAATGCCCAAAGCTCTGTACCGTTTGACGTACTCTGATGATGAATGTCTTCAATATCATACCAACTGTTGTAGTAATCCATATCTTCAAGAATGTCAGGACTATCAGGATCAAAGCCTTCTTCTTCTCCTGCATCCTCACCTGATTCTAGTGCCATCAGATGATCAAGCAATTCATTTTCATCACGACCTTGCCAATAAGTAACAAACTCTGGTGTTATAGTACCAATGGTCATTTCACCGCCGTAGTTACTTCCACGTAAAAAATATTTCTTAGTCATCTTGTTCCGCCTCCCATTTAGCTTCTTCCCAATCATTAATTAAGTTACTAAATCCAATTTGCATAACACTATACTCATTATGGTTATCTCTAAACGCTTGAACTTCATCCATTTGATCTTCTGTTAATTCATCAATCTCATCAATATCAAAAAAATCTCTTACATAATCATAAACATTTTCAGTAATCTCACGTTCATAATTTTCTTCGTACTTGTGTATTTTATACCAGTCGAATGACATATTAATTCTCCTTGGCCTTTTTGCCACGCTTACCTACTTTAAATGTGTACACAATATCATCTGGATCAGTTCGTGCATGAGGTTCGCATTCTGTTACTTTATTTTCTTTCAACCATTTTTCTATAGCTTCATCATCAGCTGCTGTTCTTTCTGCTCTACTCATAAATCTGACTCCTTTACACAGATAGTACGTTCATCCGACATGAATGTTGCTTCTAACACTGCCTGTTCAATACTGCATTTCATTTGTGTTTCATATGTTTTATATTGTGTATATTTTAATTCGCAAATATCAGAATCTGAACTGCACATAACTGCATTAACAACAAATAGTATCCACATTAGTATACTCCCACATTTTCCCAAGGATACACTAGCCATACATCCTCGTCTGCTTTGTTAATTTCATGACAAGTGTATGCACAATGCTCTGTGAATTCACTGGCTAGGTTGTCTGTTAGTGTAGCAAAGCGAACATTGTTGTTCCATACATTTTGCCATTTGTCATCATTGGGCAAACATCCTGCTTGCCAGTCTTTCATAATCCAGTTAAATGTAGCACCGGTATCGTTAATGTCATCTACAATAAGAATGTTCATTGGTTCTTTATTGTAACCAAATGCATCTTCTGCCATCCAACAGTTGCTTTCACTTTCACTAGTATCATCACGTAAACTTACTTTGAGTGCTTCACAACGAATGCCTGTCATGTTACTAATAATAGTAGCAGGTACATTCCCTCCACGAGTAAGTCCTACAATGTAATCAGGACGCCAATTGTCTGTATACATTTGATTTACAATGCTGACACACATACGTTCAATGTCAGCCCAACTATAATAATGTTTCTTAATCATCTATCTACCCTGTGCAAATGACTGTTGCAATTTAATATTGTCCATAAACTCTTTCTTACAAGCTGGATCGTTATGGAAACTACCTTTGAGTACAGTTGTTTGTGTTAAACTACTGTTTGCCATAATGCCTCTATTCTCACAACAACCATGTGTTGCTTGGATATAAACACCGACGTCTGTACTACCAGTTGCTGACATAATTTCTCTAGCAATATCCATTGCTAGTTCTTCTTGTAGAGTGCCTCTACGTGCACACCATTGTGCAAGTCTTGTATACTTGCTGAGACCAATAAGTGTGTCTGCGGCGATAATACCTATATAGGCTACACCGCTTACTGGTTGGTGGTGGTGTGAACACATACTTTTAAGTTCACTACGTACAACTAACATGCCGTCGTAACGATCATTTGTATGGTTAGGAAATGCAGTTGCATTTGGCTTTGATTCATAACGTCCAGCCATTAGCTCATTGTAATACATCTTGGCAAGACGTCTTGCTGTATCTATACTATTGGGATCAGTTTTTCGATCAATTACTAGTGCATCTAATACACTTTCAAAGGCTACAGTTGCCTCATCAATTAACTGTTCCTTATCACCTTCTTGCAAAAAATCACTAATGTTGTCTCCTGCCCAATAACGTACACCAGCTTCATCTATTCTGGATTTAATAAGTTCGGAAGTCTTTGTCATATACTATGTTCCTTTTAATATGTTGTCTATCATAACACTACTATTTAGATAATCTCTAATAAGAATATTACGCTGTTTGGCCAATACGTCTTGGTATTTGTCAAACATGTTTAATTTTTCCTGTATAAAGCCCATTAGTTCTGCTTTGTGTTCACGATATGCATCTTCACTTTCAGTCCACTCACTTGATATTTGAACTCTGGCAAATACATCTCTGCATAACTGCAACGATCTGGCAAAATAGGAATTGCTCCTGTTAATACTGCCTCCATTACACTAATGCCTAAGTTTTCATGAAGGGCACAACTAAAGATAGCTTTGCATTTACCCATTGTAGCATAATATTCAGCTTTGTCAAGGTTCATTTTCTGTGTGATAATCATATCGTATTCAGTAGCTAAGTCTTCTGCAATTTCAGGTTGCTTATCTGCATTATAACGATGTGGCCACATAATAGCATTTGTCTTTGGTGTGTCTTGATAATTTATTAGTCCATTAACAATAAGCTCATGAGGTTGTCCACTGCGTATTGCTTTATTATGATCGCCTTGTGGGATATTTAAATTACGCAAAAACATGTCTTTATGAAAGTCAGTAGCGTAATAATTATAATCACTAGCATGATACCAACTCTTCTCAACATGATTAGGCCACTTTGGTTGCATTTTGTATCCCAATATATCACTAGGATCATATGCACCTGCATGCCAAATACTGTGTATTTCTACTGGAATTTCTAGCAAGTCACTCATATATTTGATAGGTGTAATAATAAAGTTCCAAGCATCAGTTATCAGAAACTTATCGCCTGCACGAACTTTACCGTTACTAAAGAGCTTACTTACTTCTGCTGTTTGTGTTGCTTTATAAACGTTAGTTGCACCAAAGTCAAGGAACGCACCTTCTGTTCTCACGTCAGGTTTAAAGTCTTCTCCATCAATAGTTACTACACGATAATCCAAATTATGTTCAGATATCTGATTCTGTAATACTAGTGGAATATTATCATACCATTGCTTTGTATAACGTTGGTCAATAGGTTCAATTGGTATAATATAAATTGTATTCATTAATCTCTTCTTTCAATATCATCTTCACTTAGTTCACTACCCATCCACACTTCAATTACTTTTGCTGTTGTGTTTCCGACATTTGTTGCTTTGTGCCAAGTATGTACTGGAATGTCAATACTTTGTCCTGATGTATATACTATACTTGATTTGTCGCCATTGTCAAACTCTAAATCCATACGTATCTTACCTTCAACAACATGCCAGTGTTCACTGCGTATAAAGTGACGTTGATCACTAAGTGGAGTTTCAGTACCAAATGCCAGTTCTTTAACTGCCCAACCTGGTCCATTATGTAATACTGTGTAGCTACCCCAAGCTCGTTGTGTAGTAGGTTGGCTCCACTCTTTTAAAATCCAGCTACTTGAATTCTTTTTATCATCACCGCCAACACTAAATGCAAACGATACACGATCATTGTTTACTGACATTTCAGGAATATTATCTTTGCCTCTGTCTCCACCATTAGCAAATATAACATCACCAAGATGCATTTCTAATACTTTTGTAATTGCATCACACGCTGTATTATCGTCATCATTAAATGCTATAACTCTATCTACACAGCCTAACTCTTTAATAATATCATGACGATCTGTCCAAGACATGAAAGGCCTACCTTTTTTACGGGTAAGCCATTCATCACTATTAACTCCTACCCACAGCTCATCACCAAGTTTTTTTGCGGCTTTAAAGTACGCAATGTGTCCTTGGTGTATTGGATCGAATCCGCCTGTAACTAGAACTACTTTTTTCATTATGCCTCCATTGATTCTAAAAAGTCAATTGCTTCAGCTTCTTGTTCAGCTGACATTTCGTTTGACTCTTCTGAAACAGCATCTTCAACTTCAAACAAGTTGTTAAAACTGCCTGCACTTGACGTCTGTAATTTTTGACCACTAAAGTTAGCCATCATTGACTCTGCTTCATTTAGCATTGTCATTGGTGTCTCACTACGGAATAGTTGATCAATAAATTGTGTCATGTATACAATGTTACGTGGCACATAAGGACTAAACACTTCATCTTTACTAGTTGCTTTTAGTTTACGCCATTGTCTGTAGTCAGTAGTAACAGTTGCACTTACCATATCAGTAAGTGCATTTGCACGTTGTACACTTTCAATGTGTTGATAAACATTGTGTGACATTAACAGCATATATGTAAAACTATCCCAACTTGTTTTGCCTTCTTTACCAATTTTATTAAGCATACCAGGCGCATAGTGACAAATATCACCAAGTGTCAAACGCTCTCCAATTGGACTACCAAACGGAAATGGTTGTTTACTTCCACTTAGTGCTTTGTTGTCCATTGCTTTGTCCATTACATATCCAAAGCGATCATTTTTATGAACATGCTGTGTATACATTGTGCCATTTGCTGTTGCCAAAAATGGACTTGCACAGTCAAACATAACATTAATGTCTTCATTTACATGTTCACGCAATGCACGTTGGATTGCTGTATAAGCAGTTGCCCATTCAAGACGCCCAATACCCAAGTAGTGCAGTACGTCACGTTTACCACGCTCTAGTTGCTGATCATCACGCATCTTAATAAGTGTACGTAATACAATATTAATATCGTTCTTAGCACTACCACCAAAAGCAAATCCCTCAAGATCATGATGCTTCATAGTTTCATACCAGTGTTCAGCCTCAGCCCAATTACGGCCTTGCATAACATTAAGATACTTTGTTTGGTATTTGCGGTTACGTTTAAACCATTCTACATTAAAGTCTGTAAACTCTAAACACTGATTAAAACTTGTAATGCCAGTACGTCCACTAAATGTAGGATCTGCTGCTAGTGTAGGAATATCCAGGATCATACTATAATCACCTGTGTGTTCCAACCAGTTTAGGATCTTTTGTCGTAGTGTATCGTCAGTTTTAAAGTTATTCCAATCACACTGGATAACACCTTTAATAATCTGGAACCCGCCACTATCACAAAGCATAAACGTTTTATCACGGTCACGTCCTTGGACCATTGCATCATCTTTGTTTGCTTTGTCTAGATTAAGTTGTGCATGTCCAGCACTGTATAAGCCCCACTTATAACTGTAGTAAGCATCTTGTTCATTTAAGAAGTTCATGCCTTCCATACCAGTTTCAAAACCTACTGGCATTCGCTCAGGAACTACATGATTACTATCTGCACGTTGCTTTGCAATGAAGTTGTTATAGAACGTGCTAATACTAGGCAAGAATATTGCGTAGTCTGCATTACGTTCTGTTAGATTTATACGAGTTGCTGTCATATTATGCTGCTCGTTTCTGATACACACCTACATGAATCTTTAGTTTTTTGTCACTGCGTTCTTGTGACATTTTAATACTTACATCATATGTAATGGCACTATCACGAATTGTGCTTGTAATATTAAAGTCATTGATAAGACCTACATACTTGAGATCATTCAAGTAAGATGTAAACAAACGACGAACAATGCGTTCACTGCCTTCGTTTGTTGCTAAAATACCATCATATGGTTCAATAATCTTAATAAGATCCCATTTGATGTCGTTAACGCTTACTCGCCCTTGGCGTAGTTCACGGATATTAGTACCTACATTATTCATAGCTACACGTGGCTCCATTTTCCCCATCCTCACTTACTGTGATTGTCATTTTACGGTTGGGATATTTTTTGTTGATTGAGTCTGCAAGATCATCACAAATCATCTCACAGGATTTAAAATCGAGTTGCAGAGTTCCGTCTGCATAGAGGCTTTCCAACCATCTCTTGAATTGGATAAATTCAACATCTCGATCGTCATGGAATACTTCAAGTTCTACCTTAAAGTGGAAAATATGTCGATGTATGTATCCTAAGAAACTTACATCTTGTTCATCACCAGTTGCCAAATTAGGATCATCTAGTGCTGCTGGATATTTGTGTAGACCTTCCTTGCGGAATGTTACCCAAATGTTAGTGCTTGATTTTTTCATCTTAGCATTCTCCTCACGACTACGCCGAAGCATGTAGTCATAATAGCCTTCACGAGTCACTGTCAGTGTCAACCATACTGAGCTTTTTTTCTAGGCGTTGCATTGTTTGTAGCAACTCCCACAATTTCCAGTCTGCTGATTTAGCGAGTTCCATCATATTTTTACGGAAGGTTTCATCACTCATTTCAACTACTGTTGGCTCATCAATAACTCTAATTTTCTTAACCATTATTTTCTCCTAATTGGTTAGTTAGTTTAACAATTTCTTCTTTTATAAGAAGTTTTTGTTTTTTAAGTTGCGCAATACTAAGTTCTGTATTACTATGTTTATACAACAATTTTATTTGTTTGTCAAGGTCTTTATGTTTGCTTTCCAAACTTTTTAACCGTTGTTCGATGTTTGGGGGCATTTTCAACCCTTTCTCTTAAATCACTTGTACTGAATCTATGATCTCTTCTATTGAAATGTAAGTCAATACCTCTTTTACGGCACGTTTCTTTGCCAGTGAAATCTTTTTCACGATATTCATCTCCTAGTATACGTATGTCTATATTATACATATTTAGAATATCAATAAGGTCTTGTTCAGTTTGATATGTGATAATTTCATCAACATACTTAACTGCGCTTAATTGTAAATGTCTTTCAACTAAACTCTGTACTGGCTTATTCTTTTGGTCTGGCCTATCAATAGTTGGATCAGTTTGTAACCCAACTATTAAATAGTCACAGTTTTCTTTAGCTTCACGTAACATAGCAATATGTCCTGCATGTAACAGATCAAATACACTACATGTAAACCCTACTTTCTTCATTAGCTTTGCGCCGGAAAGATGTACTCATAAACAGCCATACCGTTATCTACATCAATTTTAAGAGCACCTGCATCACTAAATCTCATAGTAATATCACCATTTAGATTAAGAACACTTTGTACTTCTGCAACTGGATATTTCCAACTCTGTTTTAGTGAACCTTCAACACCAGCTTGGAATACAAAGTTTCCAGTATGTCCACTATCGTCACCAAAAAAGAACTTTAGTGAGTTGTCTTCAGTTTTTGCAATAAAGACATTCTCTTCGCTATTAGCTTGGGCTTGCATCTTAAAACGTGCAACACTTGCACCATTAGGATCAACTTCAACATCCCAATTTGCACCCTTAAATCTTACTTCTGGAATTCGTTGTGTAACGAGTTCTTTACTCATAAAGCGGAAATCATTTTTAAAGTCACCTGCATTGTTTACAAACGTCATACTAAACGGTACTTCTTCTCCATTACGCTCACGTTTTATAACACCGATACTTGCATTTTCTGCATACTCCTGAATGTTAAGGATAATGTTTAGCTTATCCAAATTTGGTAAACCAATTACACCGCCCAGTTCACTTTGTGGTGTTTTGTATGTTGCTTTTACAATTACTTTATTGTCGTCATCTTTTGCTTCAACAACACTGCCATCAGTAACTTTTACTGCATCAATGTTGCCTATGTTTTTTGTATGCTTTACGATGTCGAGAAGATAATCTCTCATATATTTTTCCTTTTCTGTATAGTTATATTATAACTTCCTTGTGTGCGGTTGTTAAACCGAAAATCTCTGATGTGTTTATTTAGATGTAACCAAGTTTCTATTTCATTACGTATTAGTCCTTGACCACATATAATTTCACAACGTTTAATATTATTATAATAACATTCACTTACAAATCTGTCAACACTTTTCCACGCTTCGTGGACATGTTTTCCGTGTAAATCTAAACTGCGCTTCATCCAAAATCAAACAGACTCTCAAACGTAGTCTTGTCCTCTGCTTTGGATAAGTCAATTGGCAGTACACCAAGTAAGTTTTCAATCTTTTTAGTGATAATTGATTCTTCCATTGTCTCAGTATCAAACGGTAGTTCTTTAAACCAGTCTGGCGGTGAAACTAAGTCTGTTGGATAACCAATACTAGTAAAGCCCATTGGATTTGATTTTAGTTTGCACACAATGGTTTTCATACCATCAATAATGTCTATACTGTACTTGTCGCTGTTTATTTCTTTAAGACGATTATAATTAATTGCTGCTCTTACGTGTCCAGGCATGTTTGCTTTACCTTTGTAGACACCCTTTTTACTCCATTCCAAACTTGTGTAATGAGTTAGCTTGTTAACACGCTTTGGAGTACCAATCTCCCATGCTGGTTTCGATCTAAACTCTTTGCGGAATTCAATAATACGTTCAATTACTTCTTCGTCTGTTGACCCAGTCAGTGTCATTAATAACAGTTCACTTAAAAAGTCTTGCATAAATGGAGGCGTATCACTACGCTTTAAATCCAAGCCCATAGCTTTAATCTTGCCTGGCTTATCGCCTTGGTCTTCACGATAACCTTCGTTATCATAAACTAGAATTGCATAACGTTTCTTCTTGATAAAGATACCACTAGTTGCACACATTTCTCTAGCCGCTGCAATAATCTCACCTTGCTCACGGTTAAGTACATTGTGCGCTCGTGCCATGTAATCAGGAAAAGTTGTGTTTGCTTGTTCACAAACTGTGTCATATAGCTCACTGACTTTGTCTTTATTCCATTCAAACTCTCCGCTTTCAATCTTGTCTTTAAAAATAGGATAAGCACTAAAGTAGATACTATCAGTATCGCCATACACAATTGTATCGCCTACGTGATTGTATTCGCCTGTAAACAGTTCGTTTACACTTGCACCCATATGTCTAGCAATAGTACGTCCTGTTAGTGTTGTTGATTGACCCATACGTGGATCGTTAAATCTCGATCCTGGATTCAATAACGCACCATATAAACTGTTCAAGTTAATCTTTTTAACTAGCTGTCGCTTATCCCAATATGTAAATTTTGCGTCATCAACACCTTTGCTCTCTTTTGCGTTCTTTTGCAGTACTTTACGTTCTGCATACCAACGCTCTAGCAAGCCAGGAATAATACCCTTTGTGTCTTGTTTAATAATAGTAGCATTACTACTGATAACCCAAGGCTGACCGCTTTCAAAGATAATGCTGTATATCTCTGCACCTGTTGCCATTAGTTCTTCGCCATTCTCGAAGTCAATCCACAGTTGTGTTTCAGTGTCTTTTGCCATTACAAGTTCATACTCAGGACAAGCAAACTTGCCTTCCCACGCTCTAGCCGCTTCCCATTTGTACTCTTGTAATAGTGGAACAGTTAGTGTATGTCTAACTTGTCCTACAATAGTTTCTGTACTCAAGTTAAGACTACGTAGGATACTAGGATACAGACTGTTCAAGTCCATTGATCCAATCCATTCATGTCTACCCCTTACTGGAGTAGCAACATATGCGCCTGCCGCTTGTGTACTTTGTGGATAGTGCTTTTGTGTTTTGTCATGCTGTTTATCAGGAACAATAAGTCCTCTACGATGCGCTTCGTTCATAATAGCTTGATCTGTTACGGCAACTGCGCCCATTGTTGTTTGTATCAACACTGTGTTATCATGTGCAATGACATTTGCTAAATCAATAAACTGTAGTTTTTGATCAAGTTTTACTAACAAGTCAACATCTTGACGGTTATATTTTATAAATGTATGGAAGTCGTTGTTGTATAACTGATCTAGTGTACCTTCATAATCTGTTTTACGTTCTCCTAGTTCATATTCGCCAATAGCATCTAAACTATAACTGTGCATTTCATGATACGTATACTTTTGATACAATGCCATATAGTCCAAATGTAAACGTCCAATTGTGTCAAAAGTTTCTTGGGCTTTGCCATACTTCTCGAATTCACGGCGTTTAGGATACTGATCCCATAAACAAAACTTTTTAGTATACTCTTTACCAACAACACGACTAATGCGGTTAACTATGTAAGGAATATCAAATCCCTCACTGTTCCAGCCGCTCATTACATCTGCATCATCAATTAGTTCTAGGAACGTAATTAGTAACTCTTCTTCAGTATCCATTAACATGGTGTCTGGAAAGCGATCGCATATCTCTTGTGCATCTTCTTTGGTTAATGTATCAGGTTTGCATACCAAACACACTGTTGTTTTTAACCAACTAAGATGTACTGCAACAGCCGTTACAGCATTAAACGGATCTTCTGGCGGAGCAAAGCCCAAGTCTTTGTTAAAGTCAACCTCAATATCGAAAAATGCCAAGTGCAAGTCAGGCGTATCTTTGCCCAAGTAGTTATCTGCTAAACACTTAAATGTGCGATTGACATCACTTTCAAAAAGTTGTTGTCCGCCATACAGCTTCTTTTCCTTTTTAAAATTACGTCCATTAGTAGTCGCATATCTTGATAGCTTGTCGCCAAAAATACTATCATACTTTCCTTTTTGGTCTTTATAGTAAAAACTATAGTTCGCAGGATACTCACGAAAGACTCGCCGCCCCTTTGCATCCCGTTCAGCAACGTGAATGATATCTTTATTCTGATTAAAATATGCGTCTACATACATTAGCTAACAAATGCTTTCTCTTGCACAAAGGTACCTTGTGTCTTTTTGTTGCCTTCACTGAATCCTAATGCAGTGAAGTGATCCTTAAGATCATTATTGAAGTCCATACTTCCACATAACATTATACGCTGATATTCAGGATTGTCAATCTGTACTGTGCCGTCTGCCATAAACTTTTGTATACGTCCGTGTAGTTCAGCAGGCTCTTGTGTAACTGTACTGATATATTCAACGGGCATCTCATTCAAGAAGTCTCGGTAACAGTCTTGTTCAGCATGTAGCCTAGTAGTCCATGTTACTGTAATGTTCTCAAACAAGTCATATGTTTCTGGTTCACGCAACAAGCTGATAAACGGCGCCATGCCCGTACCACTAGCCATCATTACTAGATGTCCGCCTAGTTCTAAGTTGGCAAGTATCAGTGTACCTGTGGGCTTTTCACCTACACGAATAGTATCACCTACTTGTATATGTTGTAGTTTACTCGTAAGTGGCCCGTCTTGTACTTTGATACTGTAAAACTCCAAGTAGTCATCATATGGGCCACTGGTGATACTGTATGCTCTATTGGGTGCATCATCCAAACCAATCATAACAAACTCTCCTGCAGTAAATCTATAACTGCGAGGTCGCTCTGTTCTAATTCTAAAAAGTTTGTCAGTATAATGTTGTACCTCAATAACTTCGAGGTCTAGCATTAATGGTCCTTTCCGACTGCCTGTAGAACTTCTTCTAACTCGCTGAATCCTTCTGCTACCTTTTGGAACTCTTGTTTATAAGCAATACGTATTGCTTTGTTAAGAGTTGCGGGTTTCATATCCAGCTCTTCTGCAATCGCTGATACAGTGTCCTTGAGTCCTCCTTTAAGTGTTTCCACTTCTGAAGTTACTTGTACACCTTCATTAATAATTTGTTTAAGTTTTGTAATCTCACTATCACTAAATGCTCGTGACATATTCATCTCCTTTAGCTTGTTATCCTACTACTATATGTTAGATTTGCTAGGTTGTCAAGTTTTTTTACGAGCGTTTAGAATATCGTTCATTACATTCGATGCTGTATTGGTAAAACATCTTGGCGCAACACTATGTATAATAAGTGCTGGCACCAAGAGTTGTAATTTAATGGCTGCTTTCAAGGCATGCCTCATATGTTGTATTCCAGTTTCGCCTACTTCATCCAAGTGGGCCTTACATTGTTTACTTAACATTACTTTTCCAATTCTTTCAATCTTGCTTCAATGGCATCTATCTTTGCTGTAATTTTAGGATATTTTTTACGCCATGCATCTTCAGGTTGCTCTAACCAAGTCCAGCCCCAACGGGCTACAAAATAATCCATAGTACGATCTACTTTAGCATAGAACCATAGACCTGCTCTTGTAGTACTCAGGTACGCTAAACAAACTGCACCTAATATACTGCCACCAATACTTGTATAAATCCATAATCGGTTGGTGGCCATGTCAGTTACTATGTCCCACATATTATTCTGATTTCCAAATAGTCCAAGCACCATAGGCAATCATACCCCATGCTGCTATTTTAGCTAGTGGACCCAGTAAAACTACTGATAGTCCGGCGATCATCAATATCACGCCATCCCAACTTGTTCTCTCTTTTAGTCTGCTCTTTAACCAACTCATCGTTATATCTCCTCCAATAGTTGTTGCGCTCATTAGTACTTGTAAGTTTTGCTTCATGCATTTTATATACTTCTATATAATGAGCTATATCCATGTTACTCTCCAAACATGCCTATTAAGTCTGGACCAAAACTACTTGCCGCCCAGCCAACTGCTAACATTGCTAATATACCTATAAGCAACCATTTCATTTTAAAATCGTCAACACTCATTTTGATAGCAACTAATTCGTTACCCAAAATGCGTAATTGTATTTCCATTTTTCCTTTATCATCAATTGGTTTTTCAGTCATCAGTCTTCTCCAAACATCATTGCAAGACTAATTGGACCCATAACACCATCTGGTGTAAGTTCGTTCTCTTCTTGCCATGCTTTAACATGTGCTTCTGTGCCTCTACCAAAGACACCATCTGCACCAATTTCTAATTCCTCTTGAACTGCACGTACTGTTGGTCCACGTGATCCTAACCGAATAGTTTCGTATACGACTTTAGCAGGTTCCCAATGTCCGCCTAGCACTTCCATTGCATGTTCGTAATGCTTCTTGCGATCTTCCAATCCAATGTATCCACCGTTGATGCGTTTTGTAGCACCTTTAATGTCTCTAGAATCTGCATACTTATTAATATCATTTGTATCCCAGAACCAACAAGCACTATCTAATGCACCTTTTTTAGTTCGTACATACTCTACTGCTTCTTCAGGTGTCATTTCTACTTCTTCTGCGAATTTTGTATAATTGTATCTACCTGTAAGTTGTAGTATGCCACCGCCCCTAAATCTCCAGCCATCGCCTGAATCGGTGTCACCGTTGTCCATTCTATTTGCGTATATAACGTTCGCAATCTTGCGAGGCTTCCTGTGATAAGGTTCTGCATCTCTACCTGCTCTTTCAAAATACTTGCCAAAAATAGCATTTAATGCCTTGGCGCTATAGTTGAGGTTTTCACTCAACACTCTAAAGTTATTACTTTCATGTCCACACTGTGCGATAAACATGGCTACACGCTCTGCTGTATCTACTTCCCATAACGGAAGTATTTCACACATTGCATCATACCAATCTTCAGCTTCGTCATTTCCACGAAGCATCTCGATCACCATATCTTCTGTGAATTCAAAATCAAAATCTTCTACTGCCATTTTACAAATCCTTGTTTTATGTATGGGTATTTATTTTACAAATGCACCAATGCGTCCATGAATGTCTGGATATTCACGATATGTATATCCTTCTGGTGGATTAGTATCTTGACCATCCCACACTGGAATAAACTCTTGTATATTGTTATTAAAATCTTCATTATGTCTAAAATGAATTTCTATAGCTTTACCACCTATATACTCTACATTTATCCATTTGTGATGTGCAAATGTTCTTAGTGAAAAAGGTAATGGCACCAAATCTTCTGTTTTGTGCCAAGAATCCCATTTAGTAAATGTATCGTTTGATTTAAATCCTTGTACACATAAATGTTGTACACCATAATAATAGTCAACACTAAGATGCTTGCCCTCAAACCATTCACACCAAAAATGTCCTACTGGAAGATGGTCTGTTTCTTTTTCAATATAAACTTTTTGTGCGCCCAACCCTAATCCTTGCATATTTACACATGGTCTTACAATATACCAGTCAGGTTTAGGAACTCTAAGTCCAACAGGTCCACAAATGTAATTTAATTTGCGTGATAATATAAGTTTGTCCATTGCCCAAAGCTCGTTTGGGTCAATAGTTTCCCATACTAAATCTTCTGGATGGGTCATACGAAGTTTTCACAACCGCTGTCTTGCCATGGCCATATTTTTGCTTCATATTCAGCTAAAGTTTTATCTTCACATTTACAATGTACGCATACGTCATTAACGCAATCAGGACAATTTAATTTGTCGCAATGACATTTATGTCCGCACGTTGTGCAAGTTCTTGTATACACTATTATTTCCCTTTAGTGTTGCTAACGTTCTTAGCTTTTCCTCGTCTATACCAAGCACGTAAATCTTCGTTAATACTTTCGTAAACTTCGTCGTTTTTTGCAATGTCTGCAATATGACGTAACGCACTAGGAAGTTTCTTATTCATAATATCTATGATAAAATCTAACGGTTCTTGATATTCGTCTGGTATATCATCTCCGTATTCCTCTGCAATAGTTTTCTGTAATCTTACAATCGCATAATCAATCTCATCTATAGTACTATATGCATCATTCACGCCAGATTTTATGTTTGGATATACTGGTGCCATGTCTGGCATTGCTTCATCTAGTTCTACAGATTCATCTTGACGTTTTGCTAGAACATTCTTTTCGATCCACTGCGCTGCATTAAAGTGCGTATCGTCAAACTCATCACTATTATATCCACGCTCAAAATCCAAGTTTTCAATTACTGATAGAAACTCTTTGATTGCTTTTGTACTATACTTATCCCAATCTACTTTTGGCAGATTTGCATAGTCATAGTCAATACCAAGTGGCGGATCTTCGTCCATAATAGTTTGTGATGCATATGGATCTTCTTCATTTATAGATTCTTTTTTAACACAGTTAGGCACTCGTTTGTCGAACATGGTTTTCATGCCCTTCTTTTCGTAGCCCTTCCAGCAACGTGTTCCTTCTGGTATAATATCTTCGATCTGCATATCGTTATCCTGGGTTATCTATTAATAATAAATTAAATGTACTACTAACTAATGAATTATTTACACTACTATAAGCACGTATTTCAATATCAGTTTTTTCTGTAAACTGCAATGGAATTTTGTAGTCTTTAGCATATGTTGTTGCACTAACAGTAATAATATCACGTGCGTTCCAAGAGCCATCGCCTATTGCATCTGGATCACGTGTCATAAGCATTGCAATTGCATCAGTGTTTTGTTTACCACATCCAACTGTCCATTGTGTTAGATATGCTGTCTTTGCTGCTGGTACAGTGTACAATGCCATAAATGTTTGTCCACGCCCGGCTGCGTTTGATCCTGTTCCGTCTACACCAATTTGTGCTAGTACAGTACTTGTATCACTAGACGTTATACTTACGGTACCTTCGTTGACACTACTGCTGCCTGCTGTAAGAACCTTCGCCCGAAACACTCTGATAAATGTTTCAGTGCCTGCTGAACCGCCCACTGTGAGCGTTTCTGTCACAACTGCGTATGCAGAATTCAGTCCCTGTATCTCTACCGTTCTAGCACCTGTGCCTGTGGAATTGTCTTTCGATGGTTGACTGCTGGTCACTGCCACAGTTTCTGGTGAAGCAACATACGAATATATGCCGCCGCCATCCCATATGGTTTCTTTGTTTGAATCCACATCCACATTCATACCAAACTTTTCAATATAGCCAGTACCGTCAACAGCACCGGCGCTGATGTTAATAGTCCAGTCATAACTACTACCAGTTGTACGCAAGAGTGGTTGTCCGGCTTGGTTATAATCCATAGCCTTATGAATATTTAAAATATTCGGTTCATCTGGATGAACGTAGTTGGTGCTATTTGGATTTTGTACGCCCATTTATGTAGCCCAAGGTCTACCTTGCTTTAGACCCCCTATATTTGAATTAACAACTACGTTGTTAGTATTGTTATCGCCTACTGCATAACGAGTAGGTAATTGTGTTGCATCTGCTGTCACATCTGTATAACGTCCGGGTTCTATAACATTACGAGCCTCCCTATCTAATCCTGCTTGTAATAATTTCCCATCTTGGCGATCTCTTTTAAAAGGAAGTGTTGATATACCGTTTGCTGCCATATTACTTCTTACTATTTCCCCAGTTCTTAGCGCCTTTCTTACGACACTGAACTAGTGCGCCACTTGCAATAGCAGTTTGCTTGCTTTCTTTATCAGCAAAAATACTATCTTTACGGCGCTTCATTTTACCCATTGGTGCCGCTACACTAGCAATAGCACCTGCACTTGTTGTTTCATCAAACTGTTGTAATGCGTTATTACGGATCTTTTCCCAAATATTTTGACCTATTGCTTCTTCTAGTTCTGCTTCTTTTGTTTCTTCCTTGTGGCCCATAACTTTTTTGCCTAGATCAGTTAGTGTGCCATCTTTGTTGTACATTTTAGCAACCAGTTTTTTCTCTTCTGGACTCAGTGTCTCACTTACTGATTCATCAAAGTCTGCACGGTTTAAAAAGTCTTGAATTACATTAGCATCTAATTTTAATAGTAGTTCAGCCATTACTTTTTCATAACCATGCTTTTCAATCATATCATATACAGGTTGTGTATAATAACCACCAGCTTCTTTAACGTCATCACGTTCGTCTGAACTATGTCCTAAATGCTTGTGTACTAGTGTATCCAATGCTGTGTGAAAAGCATCTATTTGCTCATCACTCATCTCTTCTTTAACATCGTCACGTTCGTCTTTCATGCCACTATAATCTTTGTCATAGTTTTGAAATTCGTCATATGACATATACATATCAGTATCAGGATCGTAATAACTACCTTCTTTTGGATCGTAGTATACTACTTTACCACTTAATGTGCTAAATGGACCTTCTAATCCTGAACGTGGTTGATACTTTTCTTTGTCCATTGGAGGAAGTATTTTATAACCTTCGTCCATACCAATGTTAATCATTTGTGTTGTATCTATTGTAGGTGCTTCAAAAATTGTAAGCATACGTACACGGTCTTCATCTTTTGTAGTAAGGTTTGGATACGCTTCCATTACACGCTTCCAAGTTTTAATTGTGCTAATATCTTTAAGTTCACTTTCAGTTAAACTTCTCTTATTATAAAAAGTATTACTGTGGACTTCTGCTACACTTTCATCTAACTTTTTATTTTTTATTAACTTTTGTGTCATATTTGTTTCAGAAACTAATTTATAAGTATCAAGTACTGTCTTGTATTCAGTTTGCATACGCTTGTATTCTTCACGCATAATTTTAATTTCATTATTGCGCTTGTTAGTTGGATATAAATTTACATACTCTTTGATAACATTTTGTAATTTTGTTTTTGATACTTCCCAATCAATAATACCATATGCATAACATTCAAATATAGTGTACATGTTTGCTTTAACTTGGTCAAAGGGAGACCGTGTTGCTGTATAATGACTTCTGCTCTCTCTTGCTTCTGCTAGTATTAATTTTGCTGTTTCTATATATGACATATCATCTCTCTTTTTAATTAAACCGTTTCCAATTTAATGGATCTCTAATATTAATTGGCGTAAATCTCATCTGGTTCGCTGTTCCAAGATCAGCTTTATCGCCGCCTCCTATTGGCAGTCCAAACTTTTTGCCACGACCTGTCTTCTTGCCCTTATTCCTAGCTGCTCTAGTTGCGGCTGCGGCAGCTGCCGCTAAAGCTGGATCCACTGTTGCACTTGGTACAGCCGCTGGTTTCGGTATAGCTGGAGCAGTTGCTGGCTTCGGTGCAGCGCCTGGTTTAGCAGGTGGACTTAAAGTGCCAGGCGGTGCTGTATTAGGAGCAGGGTCAGCTCTTGTACCTGGTGGTACTGGCGCAGTTGTGCCACCTTTTACATCTGGGGCTGTTGGTTGAGGGACATCAATCGTTACATCTGGTGCCGTTGCTGGTGGAACATCAACTTTTACGTCTGGTGCCGTTGCTGGCGGAACATCAACTTTTACGTCTGGGGCTGTTAGTTCCGGAGGTTGTGCAATACGTATAGGTGCGACTCCTGTAGAAGGAACAGTTATTTGATCACCTCGTGGGTCAGTTGCATCTGGGTTTACTGGTTGTGCTGGAGCAGAAGTTTGTGCACTAGGTGATTTTGCAGGTGCTGCTGGTGGAGTCGTGGTGATGTTTACTGGGTCTACTGCAAATTTTGCACCATCTCTTTGTAACTGTACCTGACCATTTGGTAAGTTTTTTACAAATGTTCCTGTTGCTCCGTCTGGATTTCTACGTGATGTATATGAAACTTCATCACCTGCACTAAACGAAGGTGCTGCTGGAGCAGAAGTTTGTGCACTAGGTGATTTTAAAGCTGCTGGTGGTGTTCCTGGCTGTACTGGAGTGTCTCGCTGTGTAATAGTACCGTCAGGTGCTGTTGTAAACGTATTTGGTAACGTTGATGTATCATCTGGTTGTGTTAAGGTTGGACCGGTTGTAGAAATATCATTTCTACTTAATGGATTTACATCAGAATCTGTATTTGCTTGGCCTGCTCCTGCATCTCTTTCTGCACCAGTCATTCCGTCATCACCTACAGCATCCTGTGCCTGTGCAATTGCTGCAATAGCATTATCAGATGCTTGTTTTTCTGCTCCTGCATCAGCCGCTGCTCTTGCGTCTGCTGCCCAACTTGCTACTAAATCGGCAGCCGCATCCGCTTCACTATCAACTTGATTAATGATTGCTTGTGTAGATGCACTAATTTGCTGTTGTATTTCATCTGACTGTGTTGAAATAGCTTGACGAGTTTGATTTTCAAAATCACTAGATAAACTTACTGGTGGTTCTGTTTCACCTTCATTATCCTTAAACCAATCCTGCATAGCAGTGTATGCAGCACCTGCACCACGCATTGCACGATTGTATTTACTAGGGTTTTGTTGAATATCAACTACCAATGCACCTGCTCCAGCAAATCCTAATGCAAGTGCCATTACTTCCATTGCACCAATACCAACTGGTACTGCTAATGCTGGTGCAGCTTCATGTAACTCGACAACCTCATTTAAACGCATGTTACATTCCCTCAGGTGACATATCAATTGGCATGTCGTCAACTACTTCGGGTTGTCCATCAGACATTTCAATATATTCCATGTAATGCTTTACTGTACTAATATAATCTGCCGCTTTGGTAATTTTGCTTTGAACCCAAGGCTCTAAGTTTTCGTTGTCTTGAATCATGCCGTGTAATTGAATAGCATACTTTGAAAGTTTATATAACTCGCTTTTTGCCATCCATCCATCATCGTCAGTATCATCTAGGACACCTTCCATAATTTCACTCATGTATACAACTGGCTCACGACCTTCTTTAAGTTCTTTAAGATGACGTTTCATATAACTTTTTGCTACATCAACGTCTTCAAAGATTTTTACTTCTTTGTTATTAACATCACGAACTACATACCCCTCAGCTACTTTTGCCACTGATGGTTTAGCCTGTGATTGTTTGGCTGTTTGAATTTTTTCTAATCTCATTGAGACTCTCCGGATTATCTATATATACTTATTTATGGTGATGGAACTCTTTTTCAAACCTATGAAACTCACTTCGAAAGTGATTAAAATCATTTACACTACCAATAGGATAATCGTATCTTATTACACTTGTATCAAAAGGACACGGCCAAACAACACCAAAACTTAACCAGTCTGTAGAACTATAGTGACTTAATTTTGTCCACATCCAATGTGCAACCAACGCCCGATCTCGATGAATAACATTAAGTTCATAAAAAAGTGGTCTATCTGGACCTGCAACTTTTAAACAATGTTCTTCCATATTTTTATAGAAATTATGTATGTTTCCGGGTTTTCCAATATGTGCAAAGTCTCCCATAAAACCACTGCCACTTGCCAAGTGCATCCAAGGTGAAAATAATTTGTTATGGAAATTTGTATTACGTCCAAGATTATGAAATGCTTGGATCCACAATCTTTCTTCCATTGGATTGAAAACTGTATCAGTTCTTGTCCTAATTACAACATCATAATTGTTTGTCATGTCACCAAACAAATTAGAGGCTCTACTGGCAGCAATAAACTGCCCCCAAAAGTTTTTCCCCCACTCTGTAATTTTTGGTGTATTAAACAGAATATTGTCTTGTAAACTTTTTTGTACTAAGTCTGTTTTACATTGTTCAACGACTAAATTTTGTTCTTGTACTTTAGAAATAAAGTTTGTAATACTATCTTGGTAATTTTCAATATGATACTTAACTGGCCTGTATGCTTTTTCTACTTTTGCACCTAGTTCAGGATCTCCATTATCCCACAACCAAACATAGTAATCAACCTTAATTCCTTGCCAAAATTTTGGAAAAACTTTTGTGTTCATCCACCAGGCACCATGCTCCATGTGTCGTGGTTGCCCTGTTATTATAACAGCTACTCGCATATTATCCTCTTATGTTAATTGCAGCTCAGTATCGGGTGTATGAAAGTTTTTCTTGCGCATAACTGTTTTGGCGACTAAATCAAGCTCTTGATTTTTGTTGTCCCAATTTAATACAAAAGGCAAATTAACATCACTACGCATATCTTTAATAACTGCTTCAGCGTCTGGACCCATTTGTGCAATCTTCTTACCATACTTATTATAAGTGTCTTTAAACAAAATTGCAAGCTCTTTTAATGTAATTGGTGTTTTATTTCTTTCATCATTTACACGATCTAAAAAATGCCGTGTAAACTCAACGTCAATACCCAAATTAGCAAACATTTGATCTAGGTATGATTCTAGCTTGTCCAACATTGGTTGTGTGATTTGATAATTATCTGCTTCAGTTACATTGTACTTGTCACGATACATCCGCTCTAGTTCTTTACCGTCAAAGCCAAAGGTACGCCCAATGTCAAATGCATAACTACCAATACTTTGTTTTGCACCTTTACTTTTAATTAACTTGTCCAATGCTGTTAGCATTGCAGTATAATAACGCTCACGCTGGGCGTCTTGTATACGCTGTTCCATTTCGTCTTTACTCATCGATTCTCCAAACTTTGGGAAGTCGATGTTTAGTAACTCTGATAATTTCATCTTAAATCATCCCTGTATTCTACTATGTAGTAATCCATTGGTTCTTTACTCAATAGTTCAAAGGTCTCGCCATGAACATTTACACCTACCAATTTTTTCATATTCTTCTTGTGGAATTTCACTACATGTATGCGGCGCTCAACGCCACGATGTTTTACTTCAAGTATATATTGTGGAAACATACTGCGCCACCACTTTCTAAAAAACATCTTCATTTCTTTCTACCTGATTTCATATTAGCACACCAGTGATACATTTTGGCCTTCTCACCACTAGCGTTTTTTGCTTTTTTACGTAGCTCAGTAACACTACCATCGCAACTAGCACCTGCACGTTTTACACGCCCGGGTCTACTTTTGCCTTTTACTTTACCGTCTTTAAAGTTTTCTACTGTTTCCTTTTTTCCAAAAATTCTTTGCATAAATGTTTTTCTATCATTTTTGGGTTCATCAGGATTTGGATTGGTTAAAGAATACGCTACAAGGCCGGGTTTGACATTACCATTAACTTCAATGTCCCATTCAGACTTGTCGCCCCACATCGTTAAAAATCTTTTATAAAGTCTTGCTCTATTACCGTCTTCTTTATTTGCATAGAAAGTTATTTTTTTGGCACTAGTTTTGTCCAATTGCTTCCACCATTCTATCATAGCGGTTTGGACTGTTGCAAAAATTCTAAACTCATCACCTTGCCCAGTTCGACCCATATTCTTTTGAGATTGACCTCTTGCAAATTCTATTTCATAAATGCCATCTGGATCTTCACTAATATGAATGTCTAACGCACTACCATCTTCAACTTTTCCAATAGCACTTGAGGCTCCTGTTGGCTTTAAATATTCCCATGTTATAGGGTAAGGGTTATCAAATGCTTCGTTGGTGGGTTGTACTTTTTCCTTGCCGTCTGCAAAGTTTTCTTGTACACTACTGGCTCCAAGCATATTTACAAAAGGAATAGCAACACTTTCGATCCAGCGTGATATATCACCGTATGTGGTTATTTTTGTTTTGAACAAATCTTTTAAAATATCATTGACTTGATTTTCTGATGCCTTGCTGGAATATGACTTATCATATTCTTTTTTTAAACGTTTAATCTGATCTTTAATCTCAGGACTTGTTAGTTCTAATAAGAAAGATCTCAGATCTACAAGGTAATACTCATTAGTATCTACAATTATTTCGTTATCAAAGCCAGCAGGCGGCCAACCTTTTTTATAGGTAGCCACTGCTTTATCTACATCAAAGTTATCTGAAAATTTCATATTACTTCCGCCTGTTAGACGACCCAACCCCAAATCTTCGATTGCAGGACTGTAATATATTTCGTTGCTCAATGGGATAAAAATATTTTGTAGACCAAACACTTCATCTTCCTCAAGCGAAGATATGTTAATATTTGCATACCTTCCTGCTGCCATGGTTGCAAATGTTGGATTTTCAATACCAAGTTTTTGCAAGACTTCTGACTGTTGTTCATTTCTTCCAGTTTTTACATTTCTGCCAGCATTGTTAGTTACCTTTTTAATAACTTTAACAACAGGTTCTGCGTCATATACAAAACTTCTAAACATAATAGGACGATTGCCCATAGCGTCTGTTATTTTTTTAACTTTTAACAATCTGTTCTTCATATGAAAGATATTTTCAGGAACACTAACATCATCAAAAAGATTTTTGCCTTTTGCTAACATTTGTTGCCACCAACTTTGTGGATCTGGTTGTTTTCTTCTTGCTATTTGAATGTTTGATTTTGGTTTTTCAGGTTGATTTTTATTTCCCCAATTAATCATTTGTCCTATTGTGCCTGGTTTGTTTGTAGAAGGAATAATATCCTCATTGAATGCTACATCAGCATGTTTCTTAGCACTCTTGCCGTCAGGATGTTTTGGATTAATACCAACAATTTCACCATTGATTAAATCACTGATGTTACTGGCTTTGCCAATACGGTCAAGCAATTGATGCAGTTTATCATCGGCATCATAGTTACCACTTTCGTATCCGCCTTTGCCTCTTACTTCTGTACGCTTGCCTGTTTCTGTATCTGTAATGTGTAGTACATACATATCAGCATCACGTTCTAGTTGTAGTTTGTAGCCTTCTTGGATACTTTCGCCTTTAGCCATGTTGGTTGCAGTTCCGTACTTGACGGCTTCCCAATCTTTTCCATAGCGTTTTTTAAACTCTGCATCTGGAAGATCGTCTGCATAGTCGTCACGTTTTTTAATTTCTGCTTTTGTAAGCTCACGCTCGTCTATTGACTCTTTAAGATAAGGTAAACTAAACCACAGTTCAAACCATTCAGGAGTACCAGGCGTTACGCCTTTTTCCTTTTCAATGTCATGTATACGCTTTGCAGTATAACTCATGTTTTCTGTAAGTTGGTCGATCTTCATTTAGTTAATCCCAAATTAAATGCTTGATTAGGAGTAGCACCAGGAACACCAAGAGGCTTTGGTTTGCCATCTTTGTTCATTGGAAAAAACTTTTTAGATTGACGTTCTGTTTCGCCAGGCTTTACATCAACAGTTGTGTTATATGCAGTAATTTTACCCACACCTGCTTCTGATATAATTTGACTGATCTTCATCTTGTCACCATTGTTAATAATCTTAATACTGCCATTTGTTCTGCCCCAGTACTTTGTCTAGCACTGTTTAGTGACTCTACACCTCTTCGCATAAAATCTGCATCTTCAGGTGTCATATATTGTTTGCTTTCAAACTCTTGTATGTTACCCATAATTTTATCTATATCAATTGGAAGCTCTTGTTGCTCTTCTGCTTCTTGTTGAATGTTTCTACTATTAGCACCGCCTTTACTACGTATTGCTTGTAAGTCATCTAGTGCCTTTACTAGCGCCGCCACTTTGGTAGGCAATACTTTGTTACTGTTGAGTGCATAATCAGCATTACGGAAGCCTTGTGCGCCGCTTTGCATTTGCTTTACCATTTGCGTTGTTTGGTCAATGATGTTTTTCATCAAACTATCAATATTCATAGTGCCGTAACCTGGCACTGCTACTGTACTTTTGTTTGGTTCGTCTTTGTTGAAGTCAGTAAGTTCTTCATCCATAAACCCTCTGAGCTTCCTACTTAGGTTAGGATGTTTTAGTTTTCGCAGTGCCTTAGCTTCGATTTGTCGTACTCTCTCTGAACCAACACCCATTGCATCGCCAACTTGTTTTAATGTATGATCTTGTGTAAATGGTTTAAGTCCAAAACGGGCTCTTATTACCATTTCTTCACGTTTTTTAAGTGCACCAAGTGAATCTGCAACTGCTTTTTCTAATTGTTCTTTGTTTACGCCTGCTAACATATCTGGATCATAAGAATCATCAGGAAACTCTGAACGTTGTCCTTTTGCTGTGATGTCTTTTTTACTAACTGTATCACTGTTTGGAATACGACTGCCGCCAGTAGTATAACGATATGTTTTGCTATCTGGATTATAACGGGACATTTTCTGAGCATCTTCGCCCATTACACGATCAGCAAGTTTAACACCTGCACGTTTTGCAATTTTTCTAATAGCGTTAATGCCTTTACCAGTCTTGTATGCCGCTTTAAGCATAGCCATCATTACTGGCGCCGCTAGTCCTGCAACTGCCGCCATTGCCGCAACATCAGCTAATGGTGGCATATCTTCGTTTATCTGATTAAATTTCATATCACCAAGCCCTACATGACCAGTAACGTGCCTTAGTCTTTGGCCCTGGGTTATCGCAATTGTGTCTAGCTCTAAAGCTCTTACGTGCTTTGGGATTGTTTTTGCGGATACGCATAGTAGGGCGTTTAGCACTAGTGCCGCCGTGTCCAAAGTTAACTTTTTTCACATTGCCTGTTTTAGGATCTTTAACATATACTTTAAACTTTTTAACATCGCCACGCATCGGCTTGTTTAATTTAACTTTACGTCCTTGATATTCCGCTTCAAATAGATCGCTTTCGTCTATACTGTATGCTAGATATCCAAACTCTTCATGAAAGTCTTGTGTATCTTCTAGAGTAATTTCAGTCTGCTCGACTATTTGTGTAACTTCATTTATTTTCATAAAAACACCCTTGGTATAACTTTAATATAAAGTATTTATCCAAGGGTGCAAGTTTGTAATTAAACTTTAAATTTATGCGTCTTCTGTGAAGTCGTCGTCATCCACGCCTGCTGTATCGTCGTCACCAGCTTCTTCAACTTGTGCCGCACCATCAGCAAGTGATGCTGTAAAGTTCCATGGCACTGACTTACCGTCATATGCGTTGGCGCCTGTTCCGCTAGGTGCTGCTAGTGTAGCTTTACGTCCAGCAATTTTACTTACGCCGTATGTTTCGCCATCATCCATTTTGAATGAAATAGCCATTTCACCTGATGTTAGTGCTGTTGGCAATTTGCCCCATGCTAGTTTACAGATGTGAGTTGTATCGGCTGCACCGATTTCTGATACTACAAACTTCTTTGAAGCTTTTTGTTTTACAATAAAACCTTCTTTCACGCCGCCGCCTGAATTAAAGTTTACTTTGATTTCGCTACCTGCTGCTGTTGGTCCTGTGACAGCATCAGCAAAATAACGCTTGTTTAGTGGTCTTCCCATTTGTTTTCTCCTTGACGTTCTAGGTCTACGAGGTTGGAGCCCCATAAGCTCTATTGAGCAGTAGTATTTATCGTTACATCGTCCATTGGGGTAAACTTCCTGTTGGTTCGTCTTGTGTTGGATATCTTCGTATACCTAAGGCACGACTTGGTTTAAAGTAATCATATCTTACTTCGTTGCGTTGATTACCTCCTAGTATTATCCAATGTCCTTTTTCTTCTGCTATAAAAAATCCAACATGCCCTTTCCATCCTTCATTGCCTCTTGGAAAGATTACAACATCTCCACGTTGAATATCTTCAGGGTTAACTGGCTCTCCCCAATTGAGAAAACTACGTGCCATAAGTGGAACATCGCTTACACTTTCACTACCTGGTATACCATCTATTTCTAATATAGCATTGACAAAGGCTGCACACCATTCTGTACGCACAGGATCCACACCTATAAGATCTCGTAGCTCTTGACGGTCCTGTCGTTCTTGAAGTCCTATAAATGTCTGTGCTGATGCTGTTGGATCTAAATCACGAACCGTGCACCCACTGGATAACCATCCAGCCATTAAAATAACAATCACTCTCATGAGTATATTTAGTTGTCAATAAAGAAGTTTTCTATTTTAATATAAGGTGTTGATTCATCAATGTTACATAGTATCTTACTTGTAACAACATTAACTGAAATACCATTCTGTATTTGTTTTTCAAACTGTTGTAAGAAAGGATTATGCCTTGTGTGTACCCAAATTTTAACTGCACCATATTCGCTAGCACAAATATACCAACGTATCTGTTTGTGTGTATAGTTATATATATTTTTTAAAAGTAGTTTACGAGTATCGTAATTTGTTGGATCTTTAAGTTTGGTATGTATGTCGTTTGAAAAATAACTTACATAGTTGTCAAAAGGCACAGTGCCAAGTATACGGCTTGCTGCTTTTTCTAAACTTTCTTGAGTCCAACCTTCACTAAGTTGATCAATAGTAGTATCTACATTATACTGTAGCTCAAGCCAACGTGCTAATCCAATATAACGATTGATATCATTTGATCTTGGACAATCAGAATTGGTAACGTCTTCTTCTACGGACTTGTTCTCAATAAACCTTTGTAGTGTTTTGCGGAAACTAGACAACCCTTCTCCAGCTAGTTTGGCATTTATAAATAGTTCACGATAGTATTGCCATATTGTTTCAGCTCTGTGATCCGAAAGTTCATGGTTAGTTAATCTAAAAACATCATAGTTGCTTGTTTGGTTAGGTATACACGTAAACTTTCCTGCATATGATTTAAAAGTTTGTACAGTATCATCTAATTTTTCTGCATGATCTCTCAAGCGGCTTTCCTTTCAAATCCAGTAAACGGATCTTTATTTAAAAAGTGTCGTTGTAGTAGCGGTGCACTAGCAAGATTCTTCATCTTTGCTTCTACCATAATATCAGCCCATTTGTAGTGAGACAATGCCCAGTCGTTACAAGCATCATTCCACATGTAATCACTGTGTGCTCTTAGTTTTTGTTTTTTATATCCGGATTCAAGTAGTGAGTCCATGTCAGGTCGGGTAGTATGATCAAAGTCTTGTAGTAGATCTTCACGTGACACACTGTAATGCATCGCAGGACGAACACCACGCCAACTATTAATAATACGTTTAATGCGATCGTCATCCGCTTCTATATATTCTCCTGTTTTAATCCAATGGTGGTGTATGTCCAATACAAGAGCAACATCTTTTTCTAACTCTAGCGTTGCATCGAGCCCCCAGGCGTTTTCTTCGTTTTCGATAGTAATACAGTTTCGTGCTTCTGTAGACAGTCTTGGAAGGACGGCTTTGATACCGGCTGGACCTTGTCTGCCTGAGATGTGGACGTTACATTTGAAGTCTTGCCACTTTTGACCGTAACCCATCCACCTGATGATATCCGCATGGTATTCAAACTCCTCTATAGACCGTTCAACAACATCTGGATTATCGGAAGCAAGAACGGTAAACTGACCAGGGTGCATAGACAAGCGAACATCAAGCTCACGTGCAATTTCGCCAACACCTGAGTACGCTCGCTCGAGCCGTTCTTGGAGATCTCTATCCCGATAGAAATAAGCCCAGTCACCATGAGTATAAGCAGGTAACAAATTACTGCCGATACGTACCATACGTAGTTGTTGTGGTAAGCCTCCCACATATCTAATCAACCTTTCCAAGTTAGCAACATTATCAAACGCAATCTCATACAAGCGTTGCTCTGCTATATCACGAGTTTGTCTGTTAAGCCATGTAATAGTTGTGGATCTTTCAGTATACTGCGACTGAATCTCTTTAAGTATTTTAGGCTTTTGCGTTTGGTCCGGATGCATGTATTTACACGCAAACCCGATACGCTTTAAGTTTTGATTAAACATACGCTCTCCTAAATGATTACACTATCAGTATAGATGTTTAAAGATACTTTGTCAAGTTAAAAATTTTATCTGATTGTTTTTGTTTTGCCATAGTCTGTAAAAAGTCATTAAGTTCCCGATCAGTATATGTTTTGGTACCTAATACAATTTCTAACTGATTAATCCAAGTTTGACATTCAGTATACCACTTATCTGAATAGAAAAGATCTTGATTTAAATAAACTAGCTCTCTTAATATTGGTATAACTTCAATACGTTTACTATGCCCTGGGTGTAGTATACCATCATTTACCCAGTTACCAGTTATACACACTTTTTTGTTATGCTTTCTAATAATCTCAAACGACCAATGCAAATAATCTACTATTCCTGTCATAGTAAACAAACTGACAGTTGGACATAATCCAATAGTGCTAACACGATTATACGATAGATATCGTTCCATATTTGTTTGATATCTGTCCCAGTCTAACCCCCACCGAACAAGTTCGCTTTGAGTTTCAATCGCCTCGTTGCTAAAAACTATGTACAATTCCCATTTATCTGGTAATCTGTCATATAGTTCTATAAACTTATCTAGTTGCGAATTGGTTGTATTACCGTTGGTCATCAGTGCTAGATATATTTTGCGTTGGTTAAACCGCTGATCACTAGCTAATAAACTTAAAAAATAATAAAAGTTTTTGCTATATGTTAGTTCACCGCCCAGAAAGCTCAATGTATATTCATAATCTAATGTAGATAGCCAGTCTAAGAATGCTGCATAATTTTCTTCACTGGGTCGTTGTACATGATGTTCTAGATTTTTTTCCTGTGCTATTTTGTGACTACTGCCTTCATCACAGTATATACAACTCATATCACATAAGTTGTCTAGCATTATCTCAATAACTTCTATATTCTCTGATACATCTGACGGGCTGCGCCAAGTATTACGATGATCACGATAACTTGTACCAGTTTTTTCACGACTGTCCCAACAATATTCGCATTGACTATTTTCTATACCATTTAATAAGTCATTACGTCTTTGCTGTATTGCTATACTATTGTTAAAGAAATCTGAAGTAAGTTTATCTGGAAATAATTCATAAGTAGATTTGCAACAATGGCGTAATTTTTTTGTTCCAAATGCTATATTAACATCAGTCCACGCTTTACTACATAAAGTTTGATTTGTTTTTTGCATAATAATCAAGTAGAGCTTGGTCATTTGCTGCTACTCTACCACGATATGATTCAGGTAAATCGTCCCATGGTCGCATTGCTGGATGAGTTTTGTTTAGAGCATCTAAATTTAGACCAAAGCGATATCCCTTTTCCATCATTTCTTGTATCCAACGATTATGGTGTTGTCTAGACATTGCATCGTAAAGTGTTTGTCTAGCATCTTCTTCAATTTGAATATCATATTCAAATGGATGACTAAAATCTGCATTAGCACGATATACATTACTAGTTTCTATTTCAAAATCGTGTTCGGTAACTCTCATATATCCTTCAACGATGCGCTCTGCTTCATCTTCAGTCAAGTGTCTAACTAGTGGTAATATGTATACATATTCAGTACCTTGTAGACCAAGCATTAAGGTATTGGTATCGTCGTCACCCATAATTATATTATCTGGTCCCAACATTTCTATAGTATAATACCATTTTTTCGCTTGTTCGCTAGTTAACGGTTGATTTGTTCGTTGAAGGATATAAAAGTCTTGCATGTTTATCTACTCTTACCTGCTTTCGGTTTACCTGCATATGCTTGTCCACCAAAGAATGCGGCGACAATAGCTGCTACTGAAACAAAGTATGTTGCAGCCATATTACCTAGTATGGTTCCTGCACTTTCTAAGTTCATTAGTACTGCTAATACAACAGCAAATGGATATAATAGCATGCCCATCAAGGCAAACCAAGCCATTTTACGCTGTGCATCACGCATTGCATCTGCATCTTCAAATTCTTTACGCTTGAACTCGATATACATATCGTGTTCTTCTTTACTCACTTGACCGTCACCATTTGTGTCTGCTGGATGATATACACCAGTTGATACTGGAGCAGGTGCTGCCGCAGGTATTACTGGTGCAGTTGCTACTGCTGGTGTTGCTGCTGGTGCCGGGGTTGGCGCCGCTGCTGGTGCTGCCGATTTGAGTTGTTCAGGTTTTTTTCTTGGCATTTAAATTTCCTCTGTCTCTCTCATTATCTTAAAGTGTAAAGTCTGCTACGGTTGCACCTGTACAGTTATAGTTGTTTGTGCCAACTGTTGCACCTAGTGCTTGTAGTTCTGCTTCAAGTGTTGCTTGTGTCCAAGCATTGTTTTCAATTGCTACACGAAACTCACCATCTAACTCTGTGCCCATGGCTAAAATTGTACCTTTACGAGCAATAAGTTCTACAATAGCTTCTACTGCTTCGCCTGGATTAGTTTCTGTCGCCAATGACGCACCTGTATCGATAGTAAAGTATGATACTGGAGCACCCCATTCTTGTGTATTAAATTCGATTGTGTTTGTTGAATTTCTAGTTACCATATTAATAACTCCTCTTTGTATATACGTATTTATACAAAAAAAGCCCCGCTACATGATAGCGAGGCTCCTTTTATTCTGCGTCTGTTTTACAAAATTTAGTCTTCAAAAGTAACTACTGCACTTAGTGCTTGACCTTTTACTGTAGCTGCGTATGCTGATGCGTCTGGTCCACCTTGTACTGCCCAGTGCATAACACCTGCGTTGTCAGCTGTTCCTGATACGCCTGCGATTGTGTGTCCGTCTGTTTCTAGAGCCAAACGAATTGCTGCTGCCGCTGCTGGGTTTGCTACTGCTGCGTCTGTTACTAGTACTACTGTTCTTGAACCTAAGCCGTTACCTGCTTTGGTTGTTGCTGTTGTTGTTAAAGCCATTGCTTTTTCTCCTATATTAAGCTGCGGATACTACCCGCCTACATTTATTTATCTGATTAGAACGAAATACTAGTGGTTTTCACAAAGGCCACCCAACGAATATTCGTTGCCGCCTCTCCAGTAACTGATATTGCTAACGAACCACCAGTTGCGATTATATTAGCAATCCAAGTTTCTTCGCTCTCTGCTATGATTGTTTCTGTGACAGTATTGACTAGACTAGAAACACCGCCAGTTTTATCAATAACACCTGTTATCTTATAACTACAATGCTTTGATCCTATACTATCTCTACCAACAATTGTTGCTTCAAATTGCATTGTAGTATTGTCGTCAATTAATATACCGTTTACGCCAGGACTTGTTTCTAGTTGAGTTGGTGTTGTATCAGAAGTTTGTGTATATAATACAAACATCGTATGGTCTACATTAGCACTGTTGTTGTTTCCAACTGACACTTTACCAGTTGTAAATATAGCACCAGTACCAGTAACACCTAATTGATTGCCATCCCAAGTTAGATTGGTGTCTTCAGCAATGTCACCATAACCATCACTTATTAATATTTTTCCATCAGTTAATGCACTGCTCTTGATATTAGCAAAACGTACATTAGCATCACTAGTTGTTATAGCACCAGTTGTAGTACCGTCAAATGTGCCTGTACCTACTGTAAATTCGTTTTGATCTTCATCCCAACCAATAAACAAGTTGTCTTCTGGGCCACGGTTAATAACAATACCACTATCATTACTCATTGGCGGACCAGTATAGCCGTGGTTTAGCTCAATTAACTGGTCAGTAATAGTAGTATTAGTTGTGTTAACAGTTGTGGTTGTACCATTTACAGTAAAATCGCCAGTAACAGTTAAATTTGTATCAATTTGTGCACTGCCTTGTACTGTAATGTCTTGTGCAAATGTTTGATTGGCATCAAATGTCTTTATTGCTGTAATAGTTTGCTCTGTGCCCAGTGTAACAAACTGGTCTGTTTGGTCATTAACATTAGCACCATCAAAGTGTATTGCACGATTGGTAGATAACTTCAAGAACATTGGTAATGCTCTTGTAACACCGCCAGTTGGTGGAGTTTGTGTTAGTTTTCCAGGATTGGCTGCATCCCAGTAATAGTATAAGTTTCCACTACCATCATCTGGCAGTGTAATCTCAATAACGTCACCAGCTGGATTAATTCTAAATGCATCTGGTACTGGATTGTTGGGCTCCACAACAATACCACAAGCAACATCTGTTGCTGTCATTAGTTTCCATGAATTGGTTGTATCGTCATATGTAACAATATCACCAACTGCCAATCCAAGTGCACTACTACCTGCTTGTTCAATAGCTAATAGTTTGTCTTGACGTAAATAAGCAAACTTACTGATAATTTCTGTTGCAGTTGTTTTAATAAATCCAACTACACTCTCACTATATTGTGAGTAAGGAAATAGTATTGGACGTCCTTCTTTAACTTCAAATACAATTCCCTCACTACTTGGGATGTAGCCTTGACTGTTACCACTTGGGTCTTGTTGTTGGTTTGTTCTTAGTTCGTCCTCTACAACAATAGTAGCTGCTTCTGAAGATTGTGCACTGATACTAACAATTTTAAGTATCTTACCGCTACCGTTTGTACTTACGTAGTCGCCTACATTAAGATCAGTTAAGTTATAAAAATTACCTTCAGTAGCATCACTGTGTATTTGTGGATTAATTAATGAAAGTGATGCATTATAACGATAGTTACGCCCATTAACATCGGCAGCTAAGATGCTACTTAAATTAAAACGTATCGGTAATAACTTGGCTGGTCTTATTAAGCTCATTTTAAAATATCACATTTACTTTTGCTGTACTACTTGCGTCGGCTCCTGCCACACTAGCGTTAATATCTAGTGTAAACGTTTCTGTTTCACTACCAACTGGTATAGTAGCTTGGAAACCAGCGTTTGGAAAACGTAGTTGCCATCCTAGTGATGCATCTTTACCCCAATAGCTGACGTTTTTAACCATTTTGGATACATTGTGTACAATTGTTACTTTGTTACCAACAATAGTACTTGTCCAACCAGATGGTAAATCACTAGCTGATTGTAAGTTACCGTTACCATCAAATGCTACTGTAAATTGAAAACTTGAAGCAGTTTCAGCAGTAGTACCTGCGGCAATTGTAATTTCATTTGCATCACTTGTTATTGAAACATTAGTTCCTGCTACTATACTTTTAAATTGTAAGTCTGCACCCGCTTTGCTTGCAAAGACACCATTACCAGAACCCAAGTTACTGGCTGTATTAATTTCGGCTGTGTTTTTAAATTCTATTTCATTAGTATCTGTACTAAGTGATACTACTAAGTTTATGCTATCATCATGTGCTTTAAGTGACCGAAGCTGTATATCGTTTCCTACTTTAGCGGAAAATATACCTGTTCCTGTTCCTATATTGGCGCCGGTTGCAGCGGCCGCCGCTACGTCTAATGTTAAATCATTTCCATTATCAGTAACAGTAATACCTGCTCCTGCAATTATAGATTTAAAATTTAATGTGCCGCCCGTTAAGTCATCAAATATACCTTCTCCAGTGCCAACGTTTGCAGCACCAGTTATAAGTGTTAACCCAAGACTTGTAAGGCTTTGATTTTCAAACTTCCCTGTAGTAGAATTGTATTGTAGCACATCTTCGTTTGCCACAGTTGTTTGGTCTATATCTACTAGAGGAATCAATAATGATCGTAATGTTGAGCTCTGTGCATATACTGGCATTGATTATTCCTAAACTGTTAAATGTTATTATATACTATTTATAGGTTTAGGAGTATCTTGTCTACAGTACCATGCAATGCAATGTCATAATTTGCTGGTGTTGGTGATAAAGCACTGCGGTCTACTCTAGCTCTTATCCAAAGTAAGTTAGCACGGAATGTCCATGCTTCTGTTGTAGTGTCTCCAAGGTTATTTGATCCACTCGGTACACTAGTAACTGGATATTGTCTGTAACTTTGACCACTTGTCAAGTAAATTGGAAACCAATCACTTTCACTTGGCTCTGTTGCCAGACTTCCTTCTAAATGTATACGTCCTTGAAAGTTAGTTATAGTTGCACTAACGGTATGAAGACCATCAGTTTGCCCATAATAACCGTCTGCTTTTACTTTATCACCAGTATAGCTTAAAACTGCCTGGCTTGGTAATATATTAATGCTAGTTGCGCTCATTCTTTTATAATTTCTACTACTTTACCTGCACCCGCTAATTCCTGGATGACTTGCTCAATACTATTTATTGTTTCTTCATCAAAAATTGGTTGAGCAGGTTGATTATCACGTAGTAGTTCACTTACTTTGACAACAAAGTGTGTTTCATTTAAGTGTGCCATATCAATACTCCTGTTATAGTAGTATTTATTCTAATTCGTGTTCTAGCATTACTTTTGTTGTATTTGAAATTATATTCTTGTACATTAGATGTAGTGTACAAAGGTCGTCATAGTTTTTGAGATAGATAGTACCAGTTCCACTCCAGGGCATTCTGAAATGCGATTGATCTTTTCTGCCTTGCATTTTATAAAACTGTAACATATTATTCAGTTTGTAGCTGTCGTCCTCAAAACTATCCTGACATAACTCAATCATACCAATCCATTGATCCATGTCACTACGTAGTAGATATGAACTTATTTTGTAGCGATACTTATCGTAAAACAACCGCTTACGTACACTAACTGTTGGTTCAGTTTCCAATGTAGATTGATGCGTTTCATTTAATGGTCCATCAACATACTCAATTTCGTTATAGTACTTGTTGAATATACAAGTTACACTTTCTAGATCAGACAAGTATACACTTAATCCATAGTCTACTCTTGTGCGATAATCAAAGTTGTTATTCTTTTTAAGCCAACGCTTAACACTA